TCTCATTGAGCTACCCGAAAACTCGGGAGTCAATGGAGAAGGTGGTCAAAGTTGTTCGTACTGACACTACGGCTTTTGTGGGAGCTTGGCTCCCCAAAGACGCGGTTATTACGGGTATGTATGTTATTGGGCAGGCAGCTAGTGATGCTGCCACATCTGCCTCAATTAGCGTAGGTACTACGGCAACGGCCAATGAACTTCTTGCTACGTTTGATGTGAAAACCGCTGCAACCGGTGAAGGATATAATCCTGCTGGTGCTGCTGCTGTTGGCACAGCCTTCATGGAAAAACTCACCTCTGACAAACCTGTGTATGCTAAGTATGAAGAAGCTGGTACAGCTTCCACTGCTGGTGGTCCTTGGTATGTCAAGATTGAGTATTCTGTGGTTGGTTCTGGTGAAAACATCCAGCTTTAATACTTGGGGGCTTCTGCCCCCTTTTCTTGGTTTGGTTAGGGGAAATATATGAGTACAAATGTTTTTGTTAAGTCTGGTCGAGTAATTGACATCTTGCCTGCTACTACAGCAGCCACTCTCACAGGAGACTGGATGTTTAAAGATGCTCCCAAAACTGCTATTCAGGTTGTAGCTACTGCTGCTGCAACTGTTGTGTTTGATGTGTCTAACGATGGTGTGAACGCTTGCGCCACTGCTTTAGGTACGGTAACTCTGGTTGCGGATGGAAGCGACGGTTTTGTTACTGACGCTCCCTGGAAATATGTTAGGGCACGTATTACGGCAAACTCTGGTTCTGTAAACGTCACTAGCTGCTCTTAATGTATGACCGCCCTATTAAATCCAGTTGTCTCTGGAACGTACACTGAAATAGATGAAAAAGCAGGGTTTTTTGCTGGAAGACTTTTTCGTACCTACCTGGAAGCTGTAATTCCTACGGCTGGTCCCCCAGTTTCATTTCGATTTACAAGCCCTGTAGACTTTATTTTATGGGAACAAAGCTTGTCTTTAACTCAAGGGGCCGTACGTTTTGAAGTATTCATTGGGGCAACACCTGCTGGTAGTTGGACAGCTCTCCCTAGTATCGGCGTTAACCGTATGCAGGAAAGACCTATACCAAACTACACTCCGCAAGTAGTTGTAGAAACAGGTGGAACTTTCACTGGAGGTACGGCTGTAGACTTAATTCTTTTACGTACTGCCTCAACAAATGGGCAAGCACTGAATGTAGTGGCAACTATGACAGAACGTGGATTGCCTGCCGGAACATACTATGGTCGATTTAGTACACTTACTGGTGGCATTACAGTGAATGATGTAGCACAGATGATTTACACTTTGCGTTGGGAAGAGCGTGCTCTTTAAGGATTTAACCAATACACAAAGACGTAATTAAAAGATTAACAGTTGACCGAAAATAGAGGAAATCAAATGGCTTATACAGGATTTGTAGGTAATGGGTATGTTGGGAATTTCCTAACAATTGAAGAGCTGGAAGCAAAGTATCCAGCACAGGGACATGCTGGCCGTAGGGCTACAGTTGAGACAAACGGGGTTGTTTCTGCTTATTTTAGTACAGGAGAAACCTGGGCTAGTGAGGTTGTTGCTACAACCGATCCCTTCACCGGGGGGAATGATTTTTCGGGAGACGCAAGCACGCTTAAATTGCCACCGGGGGAGACGGACTTGACAGCCGGGGTTGGTGGAGTGTCTGCGAATTCAACAGTTGCTATTACTGCTAGTTCGGTCTCACAGAACGCATTACTTTTTGGTGGGAACCATAATTCTGTTGGTCTTGGCGGGTATCCAAAACGGAAGACGCTCGGAGTATTTGAATCGTCAGCGGGGATTCTTGGCCTGCTTGTGGGAGGTACAGCAAACCGATCAGATGATTATTCAGATCCGTTCGTTGGCGACACATGGAACGCAGCAAATTCGTCATACGGCAATGTCCCGACAAATGGTAAGTCAGTAAAGATTGCGACAAGCAGCTTCGGTCGTTATTTAATTCTCCCTACAGCGGCAAACGCTGTTACCGCCGATGTCAGTGCGTCGAACGTGTATGTACAGATTAAAGTTATCACTGACAATCAGGCAACAAATGTTGCGATCAGGCTTTACTCCACTGGCGCCCCAGCAACATCAGGCGCTGACTATCATTTGGCTACTCTTAGCCCTCAGTTTCACAGATTCAGCGGAGACTGGCAGACCATCTCTGTGCCCATTGAGGCATTTTCTGCGGTGGGGACTGGGGCTACGCTGACTGCGATCACACACGCTGGTGTCTATGTCGATAACACCGTATCGGCTGCTTGCGACATCCTCATTGGTGATGTGTTTTCGTGCCCAAAAATCCTCTCAAAAGCCGTAGTTATTATTGGTTTTGATGACTGTCGCGCAGATACGTGGACAGATGCTGCAAAGTACATGATGCGTAAGGGCATCCCAGGCGTACTGTATCCAGGGGCGATAAGCAGTGTTGTTCGCGCAAGCCCAGACCAGTTTCAAATGACCATCCGGCAGCTTGAGTTGCTAAAGAGGCTTTACGGGTGGCAGGTTGCGTATCAAGCATTTAATTCTGAGGCCCCAGCAGTAACAACGGGTGACTTTGAAAAAGACATGAGTGCTCTACATGCTTTATTTGCGGCGTATGGCCTCGCTGGTGGCAACGATGGAAGCTACTTCAGTAGCATTAACGTGAACAACCCAACGTATGACTCAGTGTTCCGCAAGTCGTTTCGATCAATGCGAAATTACAAGGTGTGGTCTGCTGCACAGTTGGGTGGGGCATATGGCGAGACAGTTCCTATTGCTGATCCTTACAGCATCAGGTCAGTTGGTGTTGATACTGCGACCCAATCAGCCGCAAACCTCACTGGTGTAGTGGATAACGCTATTGCGCGAAAGACCATGGCGCTATTTACCTTTCATGGGGTAACAACTGGCACACCAACATTCACCGGGCTTATTGATTACCTTGACGCCAACCGCGCCACCGTTGACGTGATGACGATGGACCAGCTTGTCATGAAGATCAACGCGGCGTCTTTCTAATCCCCTCAGCACGATGATTGCTTCTTCATTTCATTTCAGAAGCTTTATATGAAAGACAATTAAATGAGGAATCACCTACAATTAGGAAACTGGAATGCAATTTGCGACATTTGTGGTTTCAAGTTTAAAGCATTAGACTTAAAGCGTGATTGGCGCGGACTTATGGTTTGTAAAGACGACTATGAGTTGCGCCATGAGTCTGACTTCTTACGTGTACAAAAAGAGAAAATTACAGTGGAGTTTTCTCGCCCATATCCAGTACAAGACACTTACACTGGGTATATATGCTCTGTTAGTGGACGATATGGAATGGCTGATGTTGGCACAGCAGACTGTGCTATTGTAGATTTATACGATTCCAATGTCACTGGAAATGAAGATGACCCAACAAAAGTTTATTAGGAAATGTTTATGTCTTTAGAATTTATTAATTATGTTTTGTTGGGTGGTATGGGTATTCTAGGTTGGTTTGCTCGTGAATTGTGGAGTGCTGTAAAAGAACTAAGAAAAGACATGATTAGTTTAAAAAACCATGTGACAGAAAACTACACTCGTAAGGATGAATTTAAAGATTTTAAGAACGAAATTCTTGGATTCTTACAGCGGATTGAAAACAAGCTAGATAATAAACAGGATAAATAATGACTAATTCTACAAACTTTATTTCTGGTACTAAAGTAACCAAAGAGTGGTTGAATGACGTTGATAGTGCTGTATTTGATGGCACTACTGTGTACACCCCATCTGGAACTGGTGCTATTACAACTACTGTACAAAGCAAACTCCGGCAAATTGTGAGTGCAAGCGACTATGATACGCTTATTAACGCAATGGCGGTGAGTAAGAAAGTGACGATATTGGCGGGAGCAAATATCAATCTCGCTGGATTTACCGTGCCTTCTGGTGTGACTCTGATCGGAGAGGGGGACGCAACGATAACGCTGTCTGGCGGCATAACCATGTCGGCATACTCTGCGTTGAAAAACTTACACATCGTTGGCGGGGCGTTTAACGGCATTGCCTGGGTTGCAAAAGATGACGTAGAAATATCAGGCTGCCATATTTCAGGAACCACATCCTCTTTTAAGGCAATCGTCGCCAGCGGTGCAAATACTCAAAACAGAATCATCGGCAACATCATCACTGGAGGTGGTCGCGCAATTGATTTTGTTGGTTCCGATTCTGTTGTTGACTACAACTTGATCGACGGATGTGGGAATACTGACGCTTGTATCCTGATTACAGGCAGCGCGGCTGCATCATCTAACCGGATTAGCGTATCTAAAAATGTAATTAAAACCTCTGCTGGTATAGGCCATGGTATTCAGATTTATGGTGGTGATTCTGCTGCCGTTGTGACTGCCAGTTTTGTTTACTATATTGACAGCATTGTCGTTGAGGGTAATCAAATCTCCGATCTGACAGGGGCAGGCATCTGGACTTCTATTGCATCAAATGTTTCTGTATCTGGAAATGTGTTGACCAATGTAGCGATGGAGGGCATAGACTTTGAGGGGTCGAAAAACTGCACCTCTTGCGGGAACACGCTGTTGAATTGCGGTGCAACCTATGGTGCATTGGCTTGCTTCCACGGCTCCTATAACTGTTCTTTTGTCGGCAATGCCGTGCGGTTTGAAGGCAAGAATACTGCGTTTACCTCAGGCTCTTGTCATACCACTGTTGGGCCGCTTGGAACCAGCGTCAGAAACTCATCATCGTATTGGGGTTATGTGCGCGACGACTGCACGAATATCCTGTTCGATGGAAACACCATCAGCAACGATGCCACAGCCAACCTAACCGAGTTTATTTCCGGGAAGGGTGCTACCTCCAACCACTCAACCCGTGGTGTGTTGGGTCTGACAATCAAGAACAACCGGATCAGCGGTGGCTGCATCATTGTTGGGCAGGAATGTGACTACCCTGAAATAACTGGTAATTCGTTGGTGCAGACGTTTGATACCTTCATGCCAATTCAAGTGCAGCGCTGTAATGGTACAAGGGTCAAAAACAACTCGATTTATTACGCTGGATCATCCGCTTCAGCGGGCATCAATCAGGCTGCTATTAGAGTAGGTCAGTTCAATACCTCGTCGCAAAGAACTCAAGGCGTTGTAGTGGAAGGAAATGAAGTTTACGGCTATCCATCAACAGGTATCGCCGTTGACACTTACTTTGCAGGAGCACCTAATCCTGACCTTGGAAGCTTTTCAATGCGGGGAAACAAGGCAGCCAACCTTTATTTTAATACCTCTTGCCCCACGACAAAAATAATTGAAGGGAACCATAGCCCGGTGACGTTTGCGGTAATTACAGCGGTAGGGTCTTAATACGATGGACTGGATGTCAACTCTTAAAACACTAGCCCCAACAGTAGCTTCGGCTTTTCTTGGGCCTCTAGGTGGTGTTGCTGTCGCAGCAGTTGGCAATATCCTTGGTGTTTCAGAAGCTACACAGGATAAGATTGCTGACGCTATTAAGACAGGTCAGCTAACCCCTGAGCAAGTCAGTGAGATTAAGAAGCTAGACCTTCAGTATCAAAATGATGAGAAAGAACGTGGGTTTAAGTATGCGGAACTAGCCTTTAAGGATAGGGACTCTGCAAGACAAGCTAATGTATCTGGCGGAACACAGAAGTATTTATTCTGGCTTAGTCTTATTCTGTTGACTGGCACCTTGGGTACAGAAGGAGTAGTACTATTTCATGGCTACCCCCCTACTGTCTCTGATATGGTGGTTGGTCGTGTACTTGGTTTAATGGATGCAGTAGCACTAATGGTGCTTACATATTGGTATGGGACAAGTGATAGTTCTAATCGAAAGACAGAGCTACTAAATCAAAAGGAATAACATGTCAACAAGTGGTGTTGCGTCTTGGACGCTAAAAAGAGATGCAATCATCAGTGGTGCATTACGTAAACTAGCTGTGCTGTCTGGTGGTAGTGCTCCAGAAGCCTACCAAATAGCAGATGCAGCAGAAGCCCTTAATGCAATGATTAAGGGTTTTCAAGCCGATGGGATGCCTGTGTGGGCGATTAAGAAATATACATTTCCTACAATTGCTACTCAAGCAGCCTATCAAATTGGTAATGGTCAGGCGTTAAACACTCCTGCTCCTTTAAAAGTAATTCAAGCCTATCGCAATCAAGCTAATAGTGTGAATGTTCCTATGAACATCTACACCAATTACAATTACAATATGCTCCCCTTACAAGTGAGTTCTGGTGTTCCAATCAATCTCTACTACCAACCATTTGCAACTACTGGCACCGTAAATCTCTGGCCTATTCCTAGTGATAGTACGACGACAATTACGATTGTGTATCAACGTCCCTTTGAGGATATGGTGGCGTCTACTGATGATGTGGACTTTCCATCCTATTGGACAGAAGCTATGATTTATGGGTTGGCTTGGAGGCTTTCTCCTGAGTATGGTATTCCAGTAACTGATCGGCAAACCCTCTCTAAAGAGGCAGAGTTTTTCCATCAGTCTGCTTTGATGTACGGAGCTGAGGAGGGGAGTATGTATATGATGCCTGATTGGTCAGGTCGGAGGACATAATTTTGGCGTACACAAAGAACCCAATGGTGGCTACGTATGACACAAGTCGGGTGTCTTTGGTTGGTAGCCCATTACAACGTACTGGCAATCCTAATAAGGACTACCGCTTAGTTAATATGTTTGTAGAGTTGTACGACAGCCCCACACAAGAAACTAAGAAAGCCTTCATCAAGTCTCGTCCGGGATTGTCCACTACGTACACAGTTAATTCTGGCACGGCTAGGGGAATCTTTTATTGGATTGTAGGTGGTATAGGGTATACATTCACTGTAGTTGCTGATAAGGTTTATGTGAATGGTGTTCTGTTACAGACCCTCACTACAACTACAGGGCAAGTTGGATTTACATTGTTTGTGCAGGGAAGTGGAACAGTTTCTCTGATTATGCTGGATGGGATTAAAGGGTATATTTTTAGTAGCCCTCTTTCTGCTGGTACAGAGATTGTTTCGGCTGACTTCCCTACTCCGCATGTTCCCTTCCCGATCTTTATGGATGCCTACTTATTTGTCGCTAAAGCAGGGACACAGGACATTTATAATAGTAATGTGGATGACCCTACATTGTGGACTGCTGGAGACTATATTTCCGCAGAGATGTATCCTGACACTATTAAGGCACTTACTAAGAATAATAATTACATCTACGCCATTGGTTCAGATTCTGTTGAATACTTCTATGATGCTGCTATTGCAACTGGAAGTCCTTTACAGAAGCATGACTCTGCTGTGCAGCAGTTTGGTACTGTGGCACCCTACTCTGTGGTTCAAACAGAAAAGGAAGTGATTTTCATTGGAGCAACTGGTAATGGTGGTAATACTGTTTGGACTATTGACGGCTTCAAGGAAAAGGAAATCGGCATACCTATGGTGAAGAATGCGTTCCTGATTGAAGGGTCAGCACTTCCCAACTGTACTGCATATTGTATTCGTATCTCTGGTCAGAAGTTTTACTTTATCCGTCTTACTACTCGTACATTAGTGTATAGCTTTGACACAAAGCTTTGGCATGAGTGGTCGAGTGGGGCAACAGGAACACTACCCTTTGTTGGAGAGTTCGCAGCAGATGGCCCTGGAGGTACTGCTTTTATGCTGAACAAGAATGGAGGTTCTGTATATACTATTAGTGAGAGTAATTACACTGATGCAGGAACTTCCTTTATGTGTGAGGTTGTGACGACAAAGATTGACTTAGACACCATCAACCGTAAGTTTGCTTCTCGCTTGGCAATCATCGGAGACATTCCTGATGGGGGTGGAACTGAGAATACGTTCTATGTTAGTTGGTCGGATGACGACTATGTTACTTGGTCTGCTGAGAGAGCATTAAATTATCTCTACGACTTTCCTGTTATCAAGCAGTTAGGTGCATTCAGACGAAGGGCATTCCGTATTCGTTATTCTCTTCCGCATCTTGTGCGTCTTGAGGGTATTGAACTAGATTATAATAAAGGACAACAATAATGGCTGGTGGACTTCCTCCCCCTCCGACTAGAGCCGAAGCAGGGGATTTTGTTTGGGTTGCTTGGTACAATCAACTCAACAACTATCTTTCTGCGGGTGGTTCTATTGATTGGTCTGTGATTAATAAGGCAGGTAGTTCCATAGCCGACTTGCAACAAAAGGGGCATGACCTTTTAACTGGGCTACAGGGAGGCACGACAGGAGAGCATTATCACTTGACAAGTGCTGATTATACTGGAACAGGAACTGGAGTATTTGTCCGTAAGGATGCTGCTCAACTTACCGGTGCTGTCACCTTTACAGGGACTATCCAGCCTACTACGGCTGGTGGGTATAAGTCTAGTGATGGTAGTACAGGATATACAGGAACAGTGACAACTGCCAGTTTAGTTGGCAAAACAATCACGATTAAAGATGGTTTAATTGTAAGCTTTGCTTAAAGGAAAATAAAATGGCAGATGACAGCGACGGCTACGGCGGTGGGTTCAGTGGGGGTAATTATAGCTTTGGTGGTACTCCTGCTGGTGGTTCTGGGATGACTCTTGGTGGTGGGAATGTTGGTTTGGGGAATGCCCCTAATTCTTATGGTGCAGACACTAATTATGGAATGAGCACCAACTATGGATTGGGTGGTGGTACTCCTGCCAATGGCCTTAATGTCAATCCATCCACTGTTGGTCAGCTAGGTGAGCTGGGATCAACCAACTACGGGTTTGGTGGACTCGGTACTGACTATGGATTTAATTCTGGCGGGTATAACATCGGTGGCAACCTAGGTCAGTCTTTAGGCACTCTGGCAGATATTTCCCGATACCCAACTACTCCTGTAAATTATGGGTTTACTGAGCAATCCCCAACAGGCTATTCCCCTGCGGGTAATCCAAACCAAAGCTTTACTGGGTATGGGCAAGAAGGAATGAGGGCATTAGCTAATGGCCCTGATTATGCTCTGTCACAAGGTGTTGGTGGTTTGGGTATTACTGGTAGTGAGAATGGTAAACCAACTTCTTGGTGGAACCATCCGGCTGTAAGTGCGTTTACTAAAATTCTTGGACTTGTTCCTGCAACCCGTCCCCTTGCTTCAGGGATTGGTATCGCACAGGGACTTGCTAATGGGGATGCCTCTCAAGCTATCGGACGTATCAACCCCCTAGCAGGTATGGGATATAGTATTGGAACTAGCTCTGATCCAACACGTACCGCTGCTAATATTGGTGCTAATGTAATTGGAAACCAAGTAGCGGGTCCTGTTGGTGGGGCACTGATAGGTGGTTTAATGAATACCGCTTTTGGGAATGCTCGGGCCGATCAACGGGCCGTCGGGGCTTTTGGAAGCACTAGCCCAATGCAGGCCGGGATTACTTCTGCACAAAATACCCCAACCTCTATTCAAGGTGGTGGTGGGACAGACTGGGGTAATCTAGCAACATTAGTGGGTAAGGGTGTAGGAGCTTACCAAGCTTTAAATGGGACTAGCCAATTAGCCTCTAACGCTGCAAACACTAATGCTAACTTGCAGAGTAGTATGTCAGGATTGTCTGATATGTACAATCCTAGTGGAGCATATGCCCAACAACTTAAACAAGAACTTGCTCGTCGTGATGCTAAGGCAGGACGTAACAGCCAGTATGGCCCACGTTCTGTGGAGCTACAAGCGGCCCTTGCTAAAATGCAGGCGCAGGCCGCACAGAGCATGTCTGGACTAGCAGGGGCGAGTACTACTGCTAATGCACAAGCCCAAACGGCCAATAACTCGCAATTACAAACTTTAGCACAAATCCTCAGTGCCGCTGGTGATAAAAACACAAGAAATCAAGTTGCAAGTGCATGGGGAGATTTGAAGGGCTTGTTTTCTACACCTTCTTCTACCCCTACGGTTCAGTCAGCAGGCTATCAAGCACCTACTTCTGATAATTCTCTTTATTCTCTCTGGACTTAATTATGGCAAATGAACTTCCCTCTTTAGAGCAGTTACAAGGTACTTACGGTGCTTGGAATCCTGACGCATATAATCAAGCTAAGTCCAATCAAGAGTTGGCGGGTATGTTCCAACAACAAAACCTACAACAACAAGGTATTAAAACACAAGTAGACTTGGAGGCGTTGAATCAGTCCTATCAGATGAATCCTGAGTTGGTTAAACAACGCCAGCTTGGGAATACTCAATTAGGACAATCTAATGAATCTGGTGCCTTGGACTTGGAGCGTAAATACTCCCTACAAGGGCAGAACTTAAAGCAAGATCAAGTGGATGCCATTATTAAAATGAAGGACTCCGACTTCAAGGCAATTCATCAACATGCACAAGAGTTGATGTACTCTAACAACCCTGAAGAGCAGGCTCAAGGACAGCAAATTTATAACGCTGGAATGGAGGCATATGCCCTTAAACAGAAGCATGAAAGAGAAATGGAGCTTGCTCGGCTTAGGGGTGATTATGGGCTACAAGGTAGACAAATCTCTGCTTCTCGTCCTGCTAGTGGAGGTAAGGCCCCCCCTAGTACAGCTAGTATCTTACTGAAACGTAGTTACAAAGATAGGGCAGGAATTGTCGCTAGTATTTTACAGTCGGGTGTAAACCCTGACACAAATCAACCATTGTCGGATATTGAGACTGCCTACTTTAATGAGATGCTTACTAGGGATCAAGAACAGATCAATGCTGACTTGAAAGCAAGGGCAGGTCAAGGGTTGGTGATGGAAACCAATCCATCAGGTAAGATTGTCCCTACTAATAAAACTCCTGTACAAGTTGGGCGTACTTCCCCAACTGAAGGACAGACAAAGAGCGGAATTAAGTTCCGTGTTCTTCCTCAATAATTAATAGGAAACTAAATGGCTTATAAGATTCAATTTGATAATGGACACACCGTTGAGTTTGACTCTCAGCCAAATGATAGTGATATTGAGGAAGCCTATGCCCACACGAAGACATTAGCAGCTCCTGTCAAACCTAATGAGCAAGTCCAACAAGAGCTGAAAGATACAACTACGGGTATTGGAAGTAAGCTACTTGGTGGCTTAGAGGCTGCGGGTAGTTTACTTAGTTCTGGCGTGGCAATGCCATTAGGCTTTGCTGCTGCTGTTATGCAGAAAGCTAACAATCCTAATGCGGTAAACTTTGAGCAACAGACGGCTGCTAATATGGGAGCCTATACCTATGAGCCACGTACTGAACTTGGTAAAGAGTATACTGGTAATGTAGGTCAAGCTTTTAATGACATTGGTATTCCAGCTATTGCCCATCTAGGTGGTGTAAAGCTCCCTGCTCTTGGTGAAATGCGTACTCAGGTTAAAGCAGGACGTAACATCCCTGTCCCTGAGCCTGTGTCTAGAGTTGGTAGTTTGGATGCTGCTCTCGCAGCTAAAACTAAAGAAGCTCCTGTTGTAGCACCTTTGAAAGAAGTTCCTCAAACCTCTAAGGAAGCTTATCAACAAGCCTTACGTGAACGTGAATTACAACGTCAGTCTGCCTTTAATCGTCCTAATGAGTTAGCTAATCTAGAAGCACAAGCTCCTATGGAGCGTATGGCTACTGAGTTGGGTGCCCCTAAAGTCGAGCCTGAAGTTGCGCCTACACCCATGACAAACATGGCTAGGGACTTAACTGAAGCAGCTACGCCAGAGGCTCGTGCTGCACAGGATATGATCGACCTACGTCAAAAGGCTATGGAAGAACAGATTGCGAGACAGACAGCACTGGAACAAGGTGCTGCTGGTAGAGCTAGGCAGGAGAATGCTC